ATTTAAAAAAAATATGGATTCATTGGAAGCTAGCACGGGGTCACCTATTATGTCTTTTGATTTGATGCAACGTGCTCAAAATGCTATCTTCTCTATTTCGACGACTGATGATTGTTCTGAGCACATGCAACACATCACGCTTTGTTCAGATGGTTTGTATACTATTTCTCATGATTGGACCGTTGATCAAAAGCGAGGTTCTTTTTGGATTAAAGCTCCTTTGGTGGAGACAAAAGAAGGTGTTGAGGAGACGAAATCATCTTTTTCTGCGTTGGAAGTTAAATGGAATACAGGTAAACCTGTTGGTGAATATAAGGGTGAGCAAACCCATTTTGGACATTTGATTCGCTTCCCCACTCCCAATGTTTTGAAATGTTTTAATCCCTTACCAGCGCCATTGATTGATAAAGAGTCAAAGGATTATAAGTCATTGCATTGTTTTGTGCCACTTTTTTATCCTATTCGACGTATCACTTTTTCGAAAATTCAGCGAACTAATGTTGCGACTGGTGAATTGAAAGAAGGCGATTGTGGCGTCCCCCTTTTGAATGAGAAAGGTCAATTAGTTGGATTTCATATTGGTGGAAACGCCTTGAAGAGCGAGAACTATTTTGTTACTCGCTCTTCAAAAAACTATCAGTAGGGCCTACGGGCCCTGGATACCTGGGCTACTATCCTAGAGTGTTTCGTAGTAGAATGTCCTACAACCCAGGTGTTCCTAGTAAAATGTGGGACGAAGTAATAGGTAGTAAATTAGATGACTATGGTGATCCATATTTTGAATTTTTAGGTAATTGTAGAATTAGTGTTTCCAAAGGTAAGTTACCACAGCAGAGTGTTGTTAATCCCTTGTTTAGGGAAATTGTTGATACTCTTATCCCGGAGTACTGTAATACTGATGGCTCTCTTAAAGTTAAATATTCTCGGACATCTGTTTATCCATATGCTGAGTATAACTCCATTTCGGAATTTGCTTTCACCCCCAAACCTATCAGTGAGTCGGGGTGGCAACAGGCAAAGATTATGCTTTATGATGCGTTTCGTTGTATGGAGGATAGTACTATAACGCTGTTTGATAGTTCTGTTCAAATGTGTGATAGGCAGTCGTCACCAGGTTATCCTTGGCAATTGTTGTGTCCAAATAAAGGTGACTTATTTGATTGTGGGATTTTTCGGCCATATTACTTGAAATTTGAAGCTGATTTGCTTAATGATGAGTTGCCGCCCACAATATCTCGTTGTTTTATAAAAAAAGAGTTTAAAAAAATAACCGACATACTCGAACATAGACCTCGTTCAATACTTGCGGCGCCCACCGAACTTAGTGTATTGGGAAATCGTCTCTTTGGGGACATGAATGGGAAAATGGCTGTAGCTGGTGCAGCTGGTGAAGTGCCCGCTTATGTTGGAGTTACCCGCTATCATGGTGGTTGGGACTCGCTTGCGGTCCGGCTGGCTCGTTTTCCCAACAAATTTGACGGAGATTGTACTCGTTTTGATAAGTCGGTTGATGAAAAAAGCCATAATACTATGGCTGAGGTTCGCACCAAGTGGCTTAGAGTTGAAAAGTTTCATAAGGCCATTCAAGCGTTTTACACTTATATAAATTTTACCTTAATTATAGGTGCCCTTGGTGATCTTTTTAAAAAGAAAAGCGGACAGCCATCTGGTCAGACAAACACACTTGCTGATAATAGTTTGATACATTGTATGTATTGGTTTTATTATTGGTGTACTAGTGTAGTTCCTTTTGTGGCTGGGTGTATGCCCACCTGGTCATCTTTTAGGCAACACGTTGAACTTATCGTTATGGGGGATGATGTGGTTTACTCCTGTGACGATTTGGTTCTTCCTTTCATGGTGCCCAGCAAGGTTGCTAAAGCCTTCACTGGGTTTGGAGTCAAGCTTAAATACTCATCAGACACACCGGTTGAGTTTGATAAGCTTGAGTTCTGTAGTACTAATTTTTCTTTAATTCGTGGCAAATATATGCCTGTGTTGCGTCGTGAAAAATTGTTGGCATCAACTTTTTATCATGAATCAAAGAACCCCCGTATGTTATTACGTAGGATGTTAGCATTGCGTATAGAAGGTTGGTATGACTTGTGGTATCGTGATGTTATTAACAAATCTATTAGTATGTTTGTTGCGCAACACCTGTCTGCTTTGAAAGCTGTACCATCTGGTAAAGATGGTGATGATCAAAGTTATGATCAAATTATGTCGTTATGGTGGTCTTCTGCACGCATTGAACATGCGTACAGGGACCCCTATGATGGGTGATTTTTTCTTTTTTTTATCATTCACATAGCGCTTAGTTTATTTAAAATTTACATGAGTTCTTATGATGAGTTATTGTCAGATACGAGAGCAGAGCTTGATGAGCGCCAACGCGAAAATTGGTACGATGACGAATTTACGTGGAGGGGCTATGTTGGTCTTCCTCTTGGTGTTTCTCGGTTCCCTGATTCAATCGCTAAACCACTTAATAATGCATTCAATAATTACGTTGTTGCCCCAGCTGCCGCTTTCGTTAGGCGTGTTGGTGGTGAGCAGCTTGATCCTGTCACTCATAGGCGCATTAAGCGCAAGTTATGGACTGAACCAAGTCATAAGCCGTCTGCGGTAACAACTAGTGACGGCTTTAAAAATCTTGACGACATGTCTAAAAATAAGAAAAAGTTTAAATTGCAAACTGCCCCAGCGCCCGCACAAGCCCCTCGTGCCCCTCTCGGTACACGTAGGAAAAATGCTTCTGGTAAGTGGATGGTTATGGGCAAAGATGGCTTTTGGCACAACGCTACTGTTCCAGCCCATTCCTCTGACGGGTACACTTATATGACCCGTTATAATTATCGTACCAATAAATACGATATTTTAGAATATGGGTATGAATATGGTGGTTCTAGGCGACCAGTCCCTCAAGGGAAGAAGAAAACTAATTTGACCCAAGCTTTTAAAAATCTTAAAATAAAAAATAGTATGGATACTAGTGGTGTTCAGATCTCTGGTGCAAAATCCACTGGTATGAATTGGTCGCAAATAAAGAAACCTCGATATCAAGGGGATGATTTAACAACTGTTACTTGTAAAATGTATTTGGGTAATATTAATTACGCTACAGATGGTACCGTAAATTGGTTGCCAGCTGGTACTGTCAATACTGGTGGTCAATATTATTTTAATCCTACTCTTAATGCTTATATGGCTATACCTTCTGGCCAGCCTTTGCTTCAAACTGCTAATCGCTACCGTCGTTATCGTATTGTTAAAGGTGAGGTTGAATTTATGCCACTCATTTCTGGTTACTCCAACCCCAACATTCGTGTTGCGGCGCTGGTCACTCCAGATGTTGATGAGTTTATGGCAGTTTCCAACTTGCCCTCTTACTTTGTAACCTCACCTGCTACACCCACAGCCCAATCAACCCCCACAAGGTCGGTGCTTATTGCCAATCCTAAGGCTTGTAACACTCCTGCGTGGGCCAGTACTGGTTTTAAATGTCCCTTGCCACCTTCGAAGGACTGGTTATACACTGCCTCCCCTGATTCAACCACTTCTACAACAAATGTGGTTGATTTTACTAATAGTTGGTCCGCTTATCGTCAATCGTTGGCGTTCGTTCTTGGGATTAATATTTCGGGTGATTTACCAGCCGCTACACTGCCTGTGCTTGAGGCCACTATGACTATGACTGTTGAATTTTGTGGTCAAGGGCCGGCAGTTAGCGCTGCTGTTGCATATGAGGCTCCATTAAAGTCTCTTTCTACCAAAATTGACTCTATTTTGCATCACCTTGATCCTTCCCTTCTGGATAAACTTGAAACTAAAGAAGATGATGGTAAAGTTTTTGTGCGTCGAAGGGAAGAAAAAGATAGAGATGATGAGTTGCCACTGTCCCGACCTAGACTTGTTCGTTCTGGTGTTGGTTGGCGACAAGAAGATGACGTTAAGTCTAACCATGGTGATGATCCCATTGGAAGCGAACCTTGGAAAGTCGTTGGCTCTAAAGTCAAGTCTGCTTCGAATAAATAGTTTGTCGGGTTCTGGACGTATGGTCCCAGATTGAATGTCGCCGTTTAAGACAGCCAATTAATCGACACATAGATTAGTTACTACACACTTTTGAGGCCGCTCAAAAGGGAACGCCAGTGTAGG